AAGCATGCCTTTACCTTGCGTGCTGACGTATACGGAACTCAAGGCGTCGAGGGTGGGCGTCCAAGTCAATATGTAATGATCTCTGATAACAAGATGATCGGGGAAGCTGGTTCTGCGCAAACGGTGGCATTACAGCCACAAGCCACGGCAGATGAGAGAGTGCAGGACGTAGTATTCGAGCGTAACTGGTTGGTGGCAGGCGGCGGTGCTGCAACAGGGACACAGATTGGATTGCACGTCACCGCCAGAGATATCACGATACGAAATAACATATTTGATATGTCTGGCGGACGGGTGCATACGGTGTAACTATCCGCTGCGGGTGTGCCTGTCACCGCTGAAACTCTGAACCCAACGTGCGTTATAGCGACTGTGGCCGCAGTTACATTCACATTAAAACATGCGGCATTCTTTCCATTCTGCGTCCCTAAAACCGTCGTTGCAGTATCCGCAGAAGTGCTGTCCCCTTGAAACCACTGATTGACTGGTGAGCCAAATTGGAATCCATAAGCATCCCCTGCTTGAACAGGGCTACAAAAAAGAAGTGTTGCGAGTAACGCGAGTAGTTTTCTCATGATTATCTCCGCACACTCCAGTTAATTGTTGCCGCAGACGGCGTGATACTTGCCCCTGTCCAGTTGCACACCTTCCAATTCACATTGTTAGCGGATGGATATTTGTAGATGGTCAATAACGTGCCAACGCCGCTGTAGCCAGTTACTGCCGACAGATCGGCGTTGAATGCGTAATCAATGGTGTCCGTGGTTGCAGTGCCAGTCGCTGCGGTCGTGACAACCGATGCGCAATTTCCTGACGTTATTTCACTCGTGCCAAGTGCGGATGTTCCTGCGGCTATCACTTGCGACAATCGACCTGTTCCAACAGCAGCAGGTACCAGCATGTCGGTTGTCCCAAGCGTCCCTGTAACAGGTTTTAAAGTAACCGTGCCGCTCGTTGCATTGCCCATTGTCACTGAGCCCAGCGTGCCGCTTGCACCAAGCACCAGTGTCCCCAAAGTGCTTGAAGGGACAAACGTCGATCCATTGTCTATCAGCACCGTGCCTGTGACGGTTGTGCAGACGAGTGCCTGTGTGGTTGTGCCGGTCCAGACTGATTGACAGCGGGCAGCAGGCGTGCCAGTAAGTGATGGAACGTCTATGCCCGATAGTGTGGTTCCATTCGCGGCATAATAGGCAAATTGTCCAATTGTCCCTGCATTGATCGTTCCACTACCGCCACCCGCCTGCTGTGTCCACGTATTCGCAGATGTGCAGTTGTAAATATTCTGCCCCGCAGTTGCGTCCGTCTTGAAAAATAACTGCCCAATTGAACAATTCGTTGGAAGCGTAGCACCGCGCTGATTTATAAGCGCCGGAGCATTGGTAACCTGCGCGGAAGAAGCTGCGGAATACAACAATAAAGCGAGTAGAAGTTTTTTCATTTGGTCGCCGTTATCACGTTAAGATCTACATATCCTGCCGTATAAGAAGATACATAAAGTCTACAAGCAGTCGGGGGCGCACTAAAGTTGCTATCGGCGTCTGCAGTAATCGCATTTAGCACAGAATGCAACTGCACGCGCATAGGAATTACTGACAAGCCACCAGCACTAGCTGCACCGCTATCTACGACTGTATAAGTAATAGTGTTTTGATCCACCACGGAAGCGACTTGGTAAGTTCCGTTGAAAGGCGCTGCTCCTTCCACAACAATCGAGTCGTCAACACTAAGTCCATGATTTGTCAATTTAAGCGTCGCTGTAGTGGTTGAACGGCTCGCTACACCAACCTGACTCTCCAATGGATCTAGCGTATATTGAACATTCGCAGTAAGATTTTTATTCGAAGAAAAGTAAAGAGCAAGTGCTACTGCATAGCTACTCGGATACCGATTTAAAGGAATCCAAGCACTATAACCGGCGGCGGCTAGCCGAACTCTAACGGGGCGCATAGGCATAACAGTCTCCTAGAAGGGGAGCCGAAGCTCCCCCTTTTTATTACAGATTAGTCATCAAGCCACCAGCAGCGGATGCCGCCGGAGCCACCATATTTGCCCAGATGATACCCTCAGTGCCTGCACTCCATACAGGTGCGCCACCGTCGTCCAGCGCCGCGCAATCTTCCAGTACAATCTTGCCCTGAGAAATGCCGGCGGGAATATCAAATACTTCCGCCATATCAACACTTTTATTGACAGATTCTGAGATGAACTGACAACGGCGGAACCACATCCAGCGATCAATAGCAGTAGTGTCAGCCAGTGTAACGTGAGTAGCAGCAGTTGCTGTGATCCACAACTGGAATAAGCAGTCCTCGAAAAGATTTCGAGAAGCGTCGCTGTCGCAAAGTAAATTACAGCCATCACCATCAGTATCTACTGTGTCAAGACCAATAACACAATTCTTAAACACATTCTCAGAGCCGCCGTCAAGTTTCAAAGAACAAGCACCCGCGGCACTCTGTGTAGCATTTCCAATCCCTGCGAAATGTACATTGTCAAAGTAATTTCGAGAGCCTGTAACTTGCACATTGATCAGGCTTGTTGCATCAGCTACGCCCTGAAAAATTTGAAAATTAGCAAACGTGCAATTACTTCCAGTAACATTCAACAATGGCGACAGTCCCGTTGCTGTGGATAATTGCGCCAAGCGCGCTCGTTGCGATACCATACTCGGCGTAGTCAAGCCAATTAAATGCACAGCATTTTTCGACCAGGTAATTGTAGCACTAATATCATCTGTGATGTCAGCTGCAGAATTCGCATCTCCCATCACATAGATGATCTCACCCTGGCTGCCCGTACAGCGATCATACGCCGCCTGGACAGTCTTCATAGGTTGATTAAATGTTCCTGGATTTCCGTCACTTCCAACGCCCGAGGTAGAACTTGCCGTGCGATAGGGTGACACAAAGAATGTCCTGCCGCGTGGCCCCATTAGCCACGAATAGGGCAATCCGCCAACAGGCGACCCTCCAAACTGCTGTACTTGATCTGCAAACGTAGTCATATTAATCTCCTAGACGCGAGTACGGGGAGATAACCTACACCACCCTGGCCAAGGGCAGCAACATCGCGTCCAAAAAGGCCAACAGGGAAACGCCCTGCGCGCTACTGCAAAACTGTTCGTCGTGGATATCCGTTATGAACTCATAATGAATATCCACAACTAACAGTCTAACTAACGCTTATGGTCCATTGCTCCCGTAGATGCCGCGGGGATCAGTACAACCCACGCTAAACCGCATGTAGCTCGCGGCCTTCGCGTTCTTCGTATCGAAGTCGTTGTCCTGATCGAACATCGGCTCGTCCCTCCAGAAGAAGGTCATGCCGTTCGGAGCATTCGTCCGAATGAACCAAGGATGCGCATTAGTGAAATAGTGATTCATCTTGATCCCCTTCGGGAACGCATTCGTCGCCTTCAACACGTTCATATTGTTATTCGCAGTGTTGGACTGCAGGACCGACTTCAAGATGCGATTCGCATTATACCATTCCTGCCGCGAAATATGCAGCGATTCTGGCATGATATTAATCAACAGTCCTGTATCGTTCGTCGCACCCATGATCTGGATGGTCAGGTCCTCAAGGGCGGCTTCGCATAGGTCGGCGGCCGGAGAGAGCGCATTACTAAACGTCCCCCCTGTCGCGTTCACATGCGCAGTGGAGCAAAGAGCCGCTCCGTCCGCGGTAGTGAAGTACGTAGTGCTAAACGCGTTGTTGTACAGAAAGGCGCCCACATTCTCCACGGTTTGATTCATAGAGAACGCATTGCCTTCCGCCCGGCGAGTCGCCACTTCCTTGTAGAGGTTATCTCGCAACTCTTCAAAGGTAACGATGTAACCAAGCGCATACGCGACGTGTTGGTAAGTAGTGACGGCACCTTGCACTTCACCATCATACGTTACCGGCGCGCCCTGCGCTTTGACCGGCGCCAGACCAAAGGGAGTAACTTGAACCCCTTGCTCGTACGCCTTGTCGGAGTTTCTGATCTCGTACAGATCGGTATACTCTTTTTCGTGGGCGTTGTAGATCTGTCCCCACGTCGTGAACACCCCAGGCCAAAGCAGCTTGGGGTGGGAACCAGTATTAATTACACCAGCAGCCATAATCGTTCTCCTTTAAACGCCAGCGGCGCCAGTGCCGTGGCCCAGTTCGTTCACGTTGATTTGCACAAGCCACTTCGCATACG